GTGGCGTTGACCGTCGCCTCGGCACTGCGTGTCCGCGACAACGTCACCGTTGACGTCGTGGACGAGCAGACCGGCGAGCGAAAGGCTGTGCCATTCGATATGGTTGACGCCGCCAACATCTCGCAGACGTTCCAAGTGCTGCGAAGCCAGTACGCCAAGATCGGCGAAATCCTTTACGCACTGCTAACAAAGCAAGTCGAGACCAAGGGGCTGAGTAAGGAAGACTTCCTTGACGGTCTGCGTGGCGATTCGCTGGACGCTGCGACGAAAGCACTAGAGCAGGAACTCGTCGATTTTTTCCCGCAGCGCCTCCGCAAGATGGTCTCGCTTCTCGCTCAGAAAATGGACGAGGTCGCAAACGAGATGCTCGGTCGAGCGGAGGCGGGACTAGAGAAGGCGACGATAGAGAGTCTGGCCGGAGCGTCTGGGACGCAGTCTGGGAAGCAGCCGGAATCCTCGGAGTCCATCCCGGCAAGTGGACCGTCAGACAACTCTTCGCCGCTCGCGACAGCCGCCTAGAGCATCAGTGGTGGCATACCGCCAACCTGTTGGCACAGACGGCGAATATAAACAGAGACAAGCACACGCCCAGAGTAGACCCGCGAAAACTCAACCCATACGCCAAGCAGCCAAAGCCACGGCAGGCCACGCCGGAAGACCTAGCTAGGCTGTTCGGCAAGGACTGGCCAAAACACGTATGAGTTCCGCAGCAGTCAAAGCCGGCGGCGTGTTTGTTGAGATCGGTGCCGATCCGAGGAAGTTCTTCTCGGCACTGAACAAGGTCAACAAAAGCCTCGGCAATATGGGCCGCTCGCTCGTCTCGGGTGGCGGCAAGCTGACTGCTGCTGGCATTGGCATGGCGGCACCGATTGCCGCTGCCGTGCGTCAGGGTGCAGCGTTTGAGTCCACGCTGCTGAACATTCGGGCGAGCACTGGGGCGACTGCGGCGCAAATTGACCAGATCAAGGCGTCGTCAATGGCGATGTCGCAGGCTCTGGGCGTCGGGCCTACCGAGGCGGCGCAGGGCATGCTCGAACTGCTGAAGGCTGGCATGTCGCTTGATACGGTGCTTGGCGGTGCTGGCAGGACGGCTATGGAGTTCGCCAAGGTCGGCGAGATGGACGTTGCCCAGGCGGCTGTGGTGATGTCGGACGCCATGAACGTGTTCAAGGTGTCGTCTGACGTCGCTGCCAATGCGTTGTCGTCTGCCGCTGACGCATCCAGCACGTCAATCGCTCAGATGTCGGAAGCGTTTTCGATGTCGTCTGCTGTCGCCGGCCTGGCTGGGCAGAGCATTGAGGATCTGTCGGCGACACTGGCGATTCTCGCCAATAACGGCGTAAAGGGCAGCGACGCAGGCACGAGCGTTAAGACGATGCTGCTGCGGTTGATGTCGCCGGCTGACGATGCAGTTGGTGCTCTTGACCAGCTCGGGCTGTCTGTTGCCTCGTTCCGTGGCGCTGACGGACAGATGAAGCCGATGGTAGACATTATCGGCACGCTCACGAACGCAATGGGTGGGCTTGACCAGACGGCTAAGGATGACCTCTTCCGCCGCATCTTCGGTGCTGATGCAATTCGTGCGGCGTCGATTTTGGCGACGTCTGGCGTTGACGGATTCAACGGCATGCGTGACGCAATGAAGTCCGCACTGCCGGTGGGCGAAAAGTACAACATGCTGATGTCTGGTCTGGCCGGCTCGGCTGGCAACGTCCTCGCAGCGTTGCAGCGGATGGCTATCGCCGTCTCTGACGCAGTGGCACCGGCACTCGCCAACGTCGTGCCGTTCATCACTGGCTTCATCGACGGGCTGACGAAGCTGGCGACAGACAACAAGGAAGCGGTCGCCGGTTTTGCGAAGTTGGCTGTGGCTGCCGTCGCTGTCGGCAGTGCGTTGACAGGGCTCGGCATCTCGCTGCAAGTGACGTCATTTGGCTTCGCTGGAATCGGCAAGGCGGCAGCCTTCGCCTTGTCGCCGCTGACGATGCTGATGGGTACTGTCACTGGCGTCGGCAAGAGCTTCACGCTGGCGATGCCTGCAACGACCAAGCTGGCAAGCACAATCGGCTCGTCGATGCTAGCGGCGTCTGGGTCTGTGACATCGTTCGCGTCAACGGCTGGAAGTTCGCTCGCCGGCTTCGCTGCGTCAGGAATACGCAGCGTTGTTTCTTACGGAAACGCTTTGCAGGGCGTGTTCGCAAGTCAGTTTCGCATCGCACGCTTCATCGGGCAGTCGTTCGGCGAGGCAGCAGTCACTGCGTTTTCTAAGACGGCAATGTCAATCGGCGTGGTGAAGTCGGCGGTGAACTCAATCGGCAAGCCGCTAATGTCGGCTGGTCGCGGCGTACTGTCTCTCGCTGCCCAGATTGGGCAGCTTGCAATACCGCTGGCTTCTGTGGCTGCGTCGAGCATGTCTAGGTTTGTGTCTGACATCGCTGGCGGCCTAGCGTTCACGTACAAGTCGTTTGTCTGGTGGGCTACTGGTGCGTCAGCACGGATGGCACAGTACGCCGCAAGCCTTGCTGGTGCTACTGGCAAGACGATTGCGTCAACCGCTGCGATGTCGGCGGCGTGGCTGGGCTCTGCTGCTCGTGGCGTGGCGGCATTCGTCGGCTCTGCCGTTGCTGGTATCGGCACCTATCTCGGCGCTGCTGCTATGGCTGTCGCCGGCTCGGTGGCATCTGCCGCTGCCGTAGCAGCTGCGTGGCTCGCACCGCTGGCACCTGTGGCTTTGCTGGTTTCCGCTGTCGCCGGTGCGGGTGCTGCGATCTATGCGTTCAGAGGGACAATTTCCGGTGCCTTCTCTGGCTTGGCTGGCTACGTCTCTGAGGCTGGCGGTGCTATCGCTGGCGGATTCTCGACTGCCGTCTCTGACGGCGCAGTTGTTCTCGGCGATCTCGCCACAACTGCCACGACCACCTTCAACGGAATCTACGAAGCCGTTGCTGCTGGCGACTTGTCCGGTGCGATGGACGTCCTCTGGGCTGGGCTGCTCGCCGGCTGGTTGCGTGGCGTGGAAGCGTTGATGTCCTACGTGGACCCCATGACGTCCATGATGCAGAACACTTTTACGTATCTGTCTGCCACCGTCCTTGAAATCTGGGACGGAATGCTGAATCGAATGGCGGCAGGATGGGACGCGATGGAATCAAATGTTCGCAAGGGGTGGAACTTCCTGAATGCAGCGTTCCAGGGCGCAGACCAAACCGCACTCAATGACGTCGCTATTGATAGAGAGATGAGGCAGCGAGCATCTGCACGCGAGAAGGCTGCGTCAATGGATTACGCCGGCGCTGCTGACTCAGTCGCCGCTGGCCGCGAAGCGGCAAACGCGATGCGTGCCACCGACCGTCGTGCTGCCACTGTCGCAGCCGAGGGGGCGCTGTCGTCTTTGGTTGGCGGCAAGTCTGAGACTCGAGCTAAGAACTCGCAAGTAGACGACCTCTTAGCGTCCATCAAGGGAGCAACGTCAGTTGACCAGCTTGCTGGTGCCGGCGGCTTAGGCGATCAGTTCTCAACGCTGCGTGACCTCGGGCGTCTGACGACCGACCAAGAGACGATGCTATCCGACGCTCTGGATAAGGCAGCGGAAGGGCTCACCGGCACGTCTACGGCTGCTGGCGTGCAGGCTGGGACCGAGGCTGGCATTGGCAAGACAAGCGTCGCCGGCACGTTCTCCTCGATCAACCTTGCTGGTCAGTTCGGCGGATCGTCACTTGCTGAACGCACGGCGAAGGCTGCGGAGGAGACGGCTAAGGGCGTCAAGGATCTTGTCGGCCAGGGCGGCGGAAAGGTGGCTGCGTAATGTCGAATCTAGTCTGGATTGAAGACGGCGACTCGCGGCAAGCGACGATTGTCCGCAAGGGCAAGAAGGCGACGTCGTCGTATGTGAAGAGCTACAAGGTCTTTGGCACTGCCGACGACGTCCAGCTGCACAATGCCATCAACGCAGAGGTCAGCCAGAACGGTCGATACTGGCAGTACCCTGGCGTCGCTGGCATGCAGTTGATGGCGGAGTCCTACTCCGTCTCATTCCTCGGCGACAACGCATGGCAAGTCACGATCAACTATGCCAAGGATGGTGCCAACGACGGCGATGCACCGCTGAAGCGTGCCCGGTCGTTTGACACGACCGGCGGGACGCAGCACATCACGCAGGCATACGGTGAGACGAAGTTCGGGACGAACGCACCCGACCAGCAAAAGGCAATCGGCGTTGACTCAAACGGCGTGAACGGCGTGGACATCGTCGTGCCACAGCTGCAATGGCAGGAGTCCTACGACGTGCCTAATGCGTTTGTGACAGATGCCTACATCCGTGGCGTGTCGGGCGTGACGGGCACGACGAACAGCGGTACGTTTCGAGGGTTCCAGGCGGGCGAGGTGCTGTTCGTCGGGTGCAGCGGATCGCAGGAGTGGGACGACGAGAAGGGTAGAGGCCCGTGGTCTCTGTCGTTTCGCTTCGTAGCGTCCAAGAACGTCACCAACGAAACGATTGGCGACATAGGTGGCGTCAACAAAAAAGGCCACGAGTACGTGTGGGTTCGGTACGAAGAGTCAGAGAGCTCAAACCAGCTAATCAAAAAGCCAAAGGCTGTGTACGTCAACAAGGTCTATAGAGACGGCGACTTCTCTGCGTTAGGCATAGGGTGACGCAATGCCACGCCCCGACGGACGAATAGAGCCGGGCCAGCCGCTGCGTGGTGCGATCTCGGCACGAGCGTGGAATCGGGCTCAGGACGCTGCTGACCTCGTGCTAGGGGCAAGCACCGGAACGTCGGTGACGCCAGGCTCGCCGGTTCTGAAGCCGTATACGTGGGTCTACTGCAAGCCGTCTGTGACCGTTGCACGCTGGGGCGTGCTGGCGATCACTGGCGTTGCGATCACGCCTACGTCGTCGTCGGGTGGTGCTACGGCGTCTTTCGAGGAGATGCCGGTGTTGACGGGTGGCACGCCGTCTGCGACGACGACGGCCTGGTGCGTGGCAGTGGAGCCGATTGAGAGCGGGAAGATCGGCAAGGTGGCTGTAGGTGGCGTTGTGCAGTGCAAGGTGGAGGTAGACAA